TTGAGCAGGTTCTCACCAGGGAGGAGGATTTCTGCGACTCCTCTGGGACTGTACCAACCGCCCCCTGTCAACTCATAGGGGAAATCGACAAAAGGTGGTTCGCCGTGTTCGTAGGGTAAGGTGAAAGGTTTTCTAACATCCGTCTCCACATCCAGCGGGCTGTAGGTTTCAACCTTCCAGCCGTCCTTGGACGGAGTGTAAAGTTCCCACAAGATAATAGTATCATTGCCCGACTCCTGCGTAATGCCTTCACGCCGGTAAATCTCATCTTGAATCTCGCTACGTAACCCAACCGATTCGTTAACCTTACCGCTGATGCGTTTGACAAATTCCTTGTCCTGCTTGTAAAGCGAGTTGGTCTTGTAGCTGTCTACTGAAATGGAAACGATGTGAACGATGAAATCTGCATCGGCCAAGTTCTTGCAGTAAGCCGGTACGACCACGTGGAACGGGTCAATTGCCTCAAAGGCAATCTGCTTCTTATCCTCGTTCCAAACCACCTTAGCCAACCCGCGCCCGTAGAGGAGCAAGTTGTCGATGACCGAAACAATCTCTTTCTGGAAGTTAGACTGCTCGCGCATCTTGTAATCAAACCAACGCTCGGCGGAGACGGTGATCGGAGTCAACTGCTGGCGCATCGGCACGAAGCTAGAAAGAATGTCGTTGCCAATCGCGCTGTTGACGAAGCTGGGTTTTAGCTTCTCAATGGCACCGTCAATTAGCTGAACGTGAAGGTCAGCGGCAGTAGGCCAAGGCTTAGTCTTGCGCCTTACCCCAAAGTAGCGGGCTTGGTAAAACAACCGCTGGCGGTTCTCCCAAGTCTCGCGCTGGTTGAGTGAATCAATAATGCGCTCATGGTATTCAGCGCGGCGGGTGTACTTCTCGCTCATTTGTTACGCTCCCTACTCAATTCAAACGACAAATCGTTGACGTAATGTAAAGCACGCTTTGCCCAAGCGCGTACTTTTGGATCAGCAGTACGGACAGCAGAATAGTTTTCATCTCGCATTAAAGCCTCAACTGCCCCTGTCGTGTTTGTTACTGGTGTCGTTGTTGCGCAACCACCAAGACTCATTATGCAGATCGCCGTCAATAGCATCACGGTTCTTGCGCCAATCACCCTCAAGGTTCTGGGTGCGCTTATCTTTCCAACCTGGGATGATGCGAAACACGGCTGCGATGATTTCAAGTAACGCACGCAGCACAAAAGATTATTTGATATTCAGCCCGACTGTCTTTAGGAAATTAACAATCTTTTCCAAGAAAGAATCGTCAGCGGGGGTGGGGGTAAGTTTGACAATGATGCGTGCGGCCAAGACGATGCCACCAACAGCAGCGACGATCTCTTGCCAGTTTGCGGTAATCCAGTTCCAGATGTTCATAGTGTTTATCCTCCTGCGTCAAAGCCAGCCATGACAGGGTCACTCGCCTCCGCCATGATCTGACTTAACATCCGCCAAGTTGGACGCTCGGTGGGGAAAGTCAAGTCAAGGTTAACATTGCCACCGCTTAGGCACAAGGCAAGCGCATCGGCTCGGTCGGGTGAGGCCAGTCCCCTAGACCGCATCGAGTCCTTAGACTCCACCCCCAGCTTGCCCTTGCTGTTGGTAATGGTGCGCCGACAGGTTAGTTGCGCCGTTAAGTCCTCGTCTTCCGGCAGTATAATCTCAGCCGCCTCAATCTTCTTAGCCATCGTGTACCACATCTCAGCCGCCCTGTTGGTGTACGCATCGGTGTCGTAGGCCGTAGAGCCAAAGTTAACTCGGTTAACCTCCCAGCCCGCCTCAGCCAACGCATCGCACATGGGCATACCCAAGCCACTTGCATCCGCATAGATGTCTTCTGGCTTTAGCCCAGCCTTCTTAAACTCGACGATAAACCTACCCACCGCTGACATCGTATCCCTTTCGCGCCATGCGATCATGGGTAGCACCTTGTTGCCGTCACTTACGCAAAGCACGTTCTGATCGCCACCGGCAGCGAAGTCTACCCCAGCCCTGCGAGTGCCAGGCTTGAAGTCGGGGGGTTGGTTGTGGCAGTTCTGTAGCTGAGTCAAGCTAATGACCAGACTCTCCGCACCTATGTCGACAAACTCGCCGTAGACCATAGAGCGGGTCAGCGGATGTTTCTCGCCGTATCGTTGCACCACCTCCTCAATCTGCGACGGCGTGATGTGCGGGCAGTCAAAGGCGGTGACAGCGTGCTTGCTCCACATGTTCGCCTCCTTGGTAAACGCTCGATAGAACGCGCCGCTGGTTCCGCCTGGGCTGGAGGCGATAAGCAGGCGGGTTGGTTGACACCGGCTGATGGCCTCAAACAGCGGGTCGGCGACAGTCTTGGCTTCGTCCACCACCATCAACAGCGGGTGGTTTTCGTGGTCCTCGGCGTGCCAGCCTTCAGCACGCCCTGGGTCAGTCGCTGAGTAGCCGATAATGCGACTCGTATTGCCGTTGGGGTGGAGGTAGCGGATCTCGCCAGATGTCACTTCCCACGCGCCACCCAGCTTGGCGATGTGGTTACGCAGGCTAGGCCAGAGTTGTGATTCCACCTGACGGAACACGCCAGCGGTCGTGACAGCGATGGAGCGGGGGTAGACCAGTGCGTGCCATATCAAAGCGGCTGCAATTACGGTCGATGTCTTGCCGGAGCCGTTGGCGGCGCGTAACGCCACGCGACAGTCTCTAGGCTCTAAATCGCGTAACACCTTCCTTTGCCAGTCATACAGATTGATACCGAGAGCGTTAGCGGCGAAGTTGGCAGGGCGGGAGATGTCTTCAAGTATCTCTTGCTGACTACGTTTGGGAGGCTTGGGCATAACAGAGAGTTAAGACCTCTTTTTGTTTTGTGCCACAATTATTTGGGGGGGGTTATGCGTATTAAACGGCGGCTGGGGGCGTGGCAGGGGGCGTGGTGGTAGCATACCTAGCAAGCGACTCTGCTCTAGGTTTGCGAAGTCTCATTCGCTTATGGCGAGACTTAGGCAAAGTTTGCTTATGTGTGGGAATAATTGGCTTTGCGATTAAGTCAGAAGTGCTTGTAACATCAATATGTTTGCCTTCATTTGTCGCAGAAGATGCATTGTATTGACTTTCCTTTATATCAATAATCTCCGCTTTCTTCTCTTGCTTCCGTCCCCTTATCCCCGCCAAGAGTTGCGCTAGGTTCCCGCTGATTCCGTGGGTGTGTTCCTGCGTAACTTGCAGACGGGCAGAGGGTTGTGCATGGTTATAGATTCGCTCTGCCATCCATGCCTTTGCTTGCCATGACTTTGCGCCAGCAAGCTCTATGTCACGGAGGAGAGACAGCTCGTGTTTTTTTCTAGATGTCTCCACCCTTCGCGCGAAATCAGGCTTGCGCTGCGCCCAGGTGCGAATCGTAGAAGGATTAACCCCCACAAGCGCACCAGCTTTTTCTAGGGTAAAGCCACTCCCACAAGCTGCCACAATTTCGTCCGCGATCTTATCGGTGAATATATCGCGCCCATTTTTTGCCTTTTCTATCGCGCTTGGAGCTGCGCCGGATTCTTCCATGAGTCCCTTTACCATAAAAATAATATAAAAAAAGAGTTGACATCCCGCCCGCCCGCATTATGTTTGCCTATGTCGAGGGAGAATCCGCTAGGAACTTCCAAGGCGAAAAAGAAAATAAGGAGAAAGCACACAATGACAACAGCAACAATAGAAAACGACACAAGGAAAGAAAAGGCAGAGGCACGGAAAGCAATCCGTGAGGCTGTAAAACTTCAAAAAAGGATTGATGAAATAAAAGCACAACCAAGGCTTGAATCCCTCACTATCACGATTGAATGGAAGAAAAGCAGAATGTGGGGGAGCAATCCCCACGCTACTGGCGAAGCCCGCACGATTGACGGAAAGTATTTGACTGGTCACGCCACGGCTAGCGGTTGCGGATATTGTAAAAGATCAAGCGTCGTAGCCGAGATTTTCAGTCAGTTTCTACGGCACAAGCTTTTTGAGGATCTAAATCCAGTAGATTGTTATCATGGACAAGATGCTTCAAAGATTCCTTATGGAATACGCCTACCAAAAACTGGTGACAAATATTTGCCATACTTTGAGCGTGGTATTGGGATCGGATGCTTTGACAAGATATCCGAAGCCTTGGGGGGAAAGTGGGAAACGATTGCGAACGCAGAAAATACAGATGTTTATCGCTGGACGGCGGTTCAATCATGATCTGCTTCTCCATTTACTCCCGCAACGGCTCGTTTGTCTGTCGTTTTACGGAACGCAGCCGAGCCGAAATGTGGAGGATGTTTCACGGCATCCAAGACTATGTAATCAGAAAGGAGGTATGGAGATGAACCAGCCCACAACCTACGCACTAGGCCTATTCCACGGCGGGCTCATTATCGGGTTCGTGTGGATCATGTTTCGGTCTATCGGGAAAAAGTAGTTTCCCCTCGTCTCCCTTGGTAACGCAAGGGAGGAGAGGTCAAACTCGATAGAGATGGCCTAACAAACAGAAAAGAAAGGAACACATATAAATGCAAACATTCAGACTAAAGGCATCATCAATCTGTAATTATGAAATGATTATTAAAGCTAAAAGCGAGGAGGACGCTTACGAATACGCAGCTAAAAACTCTCACAAGTGGAAAGAAATAGAACATTCCGACGATTGGCAGGATGACGGATGCGAAGTGGTAAAGTAAGTCTCTCCTCGTTTCCCCTCGTAATGGAGGGGAGCGGAGGATGGATTCCGGCGATAGCCAGGGCATCCTACAAACGGAAGCGCAGCCGATAATATCGGGAGCGTGGAACAATAAGAAAGGGAAAGCACAATGAAGGTCAAAAAATACGATCAGTTAAAACATATACTTGGTTTGTTCGACCAGTTGTCGGACGAAAATTCCTACAAACAATACAGAAACGCAATCCATTGCCTTGCAAATTACGCAAGGAAAGAGGTTCAGAAAATTGAAGGAAAGAAGGGAGGCAAATGAAAAACTACATGTTACATTTTATTCAAACATATAACTTGCAAGATAAGAACATCTCAGCCTTTTGGAGGTGTTCCGCCGACAATTATGATCATGCCGTCGAGCAGTTAAGAGACGAGATTGAGCGGAACCAAGGCGAGAGGCTTGTTCTTGTAGAATACTATAAATCTTGAGCATCACCCCCCCCCAAGGGTTCAACCCCCTTGGGATTCTTATTGCCACCGGCACCAGGACACACTACAAACGGCAGCACAGCCTATAAGGGGCATATAAACGGAAGCGTAACCTCGCACGGGAGCATAAACTATGGATGAAGCAGTCAGAAAATATCTATCGGAAATAGGTACAAAGGGCGGGAGGGTAAAGGGATCTTGCAAGGCCCGTAAACTCTCGCGGGAGCATTATGCAAAGGTGTCAGCAGGACAGCGGGAGCGTTGGCGGTTATGGCATATTGATCGGGAGCGGGAGCGGTTGGTAGCAAAAACGGAAGCGTAGCCTATAAGGGCTATGCAAACGGAAGCCTAGCGTCCGATTCGGCAACAACAGGCCTTGTTTCCTAGCTCCTCAACCTTGAATTTGACGTTTAAAGTCGAATCTTGGGGCTTTGTTTTAGCTTCGCATCTTTTACTATTTTGCCTACCCCGACCCCGTGGCGAGGCTTCTGGGTGGCAAGGAATCGATTTTAAAGCCTTTTTGCTTTTCATGTAACTACCAATTGCGGCATGACCAAAAACGTGGGGTTAGCTTGCTCGGAGGGTTGCTGTCGCACTTATGCCTTGCCCGAAAGCTACGCCGGCGGGCTGGATTGCTCTTCTTAATAGTCATTTTAGGATCGCCGTAGCGGATAACCTTGCTCTTACCGCCCGAACAGGCCCGCACCACAAACTTCTTCGGTCCGCCAGCCGTCCTTCTGGGTGAGTTACAGGGTAGGTTACGAGGATTCACGCTTCATCCACCTCATCGCTGTCAAAGTCATCAGGGCAAGCCTCCTGGAGTGACTGCAGTGCCTTCTGGTGGCTCTCGAAGAACCCCGACAGCCCCTTCACCCGCTCCGTCAGTCCATTCCACTGTGCCTCGAACACCTCATAAGAGCAGTTGTTGCCCATATCGTCTACCAGTTGCCCCAATAACCTCAGCACGCTGTGTAGTTGAGCGTTCTCAGCTTGAAGCAGGCCGATAAAGCGGTGAGCCAGCTTCAGTTGCTCGCGGTCAAGAGGCAAACCCACCTTTCTTTGCCTTCATCATTCGGTAGATGCGAGGGCTGATGGTGCTTTTGGCTTTGCTGCGGCTGGTGCCAGCCTTACGGCGAGCGTTAATGTTGGCGTAGAGTCCTGGTCGGTTTGATTTCATTTCGAGGATTGTATCACGCCTGAGTTTGTTTGTCCAAAATACACGCCAGTGTTGCCGCTTCGGAAAGCAACGCAGTGAAGGGGGAGGGGGCGGGACAAAAGGAGTCCCCCTTCCCCTGCTTTCCTTCGCGACTTATGTTTATATATATATAAGGGTTTGAATGCTCAAGGAATGATAGCGTTTGAAAGTAGATTAGAAAGTAACCTGATTGGCGGAATACAAGCCATTGTCAGACAATATCTTGTTAGCTTTGTGCAGGCGTTTAAGATAGCGATAGAAGGTGGATTCAGATACTTCCAACTTTCCGATGATATGGCGACATAAATCCCCCGCCTGCCACTGCTTCGACCCCATCTCGGTTAGGAACCTTTTATCGTCAACCGCCTTGTGCGCCCCAGGCTTCTTTAGCTTGTCTGGATTGAGCGAGAAGTTGGCTTGGAACAGCGGGTAGTGCCACTGCACCACAAAGCTATCTACCGGCGGGAAGTTGCGTAGCGTGATGTCACAAGTGTAGCTCTTCTCATCCTCCTCGTGGGCAGTCAGAACGACCAGCGTGTCTGGATTACGGGCGAACACGCCCGACCCACTGAAGCGGTCAATCGACTCTGCGCCCGACTTGTTGCCCTTGCTGAAGTGATGCGACAATATGACCGACAAGTTGTGGCGTACCGACAGAGCCTCAAACTCATTCATCAGGCTGGCCATATCGCCAGCATTGTTTTCATCCCTCTCCCCCATGAGCATATAGTTTGGATCTAGGACAACGGCTTGGTATCCCTTCCCCTCCAACTGCTTCTCGATTATCGGTCGGATCAGCGTTAGGTCAGCCGCATAACCTCGTAGCGTCCAAGTGGCGAAGTCATCCACCTTCCCCTCCAGCCCCTTTGCCGCAATCACATCAGCTAGGCGATTGCGAAAACTCCACTCCTGTATCTCAAAGTTAATAAACAGCACCTTGCAAGGCTTACATTCCTGCCCCCACCACGGCACTCCAGCGTGGAGCGATAAGGCTAGGTCAATCAGCGACCATGACTTGTACGCCTTGCTACCTCCGCCCAGCAGTAGCTTGCCTCCTCGGTGCAGGATGCCATCGATTAGCACGTCTGGCTCATCCATCCTCTCCTGCATCAAATCGGTGTAAGACTTAATCGGCGGCCATTCATCGGTCTTTGGTTTCACTCCTAGTGCTACGGCTGGCTCAATCATTTCCCCTCCTTTGCGAACCACAAAAGGTTCTGTGTCTTTTCTTCTCTCTTTGCCCCAGCAATCCTTACCGGTTGGCTTGGCTTAAACAGTGCAGGGTCGCATCCCAACGGAACAAGGAAAGCTTTTAGTTGCTTCTCCCACTCCTCGACTGGCGGGTTCTCAAACCAGCCATGTAAACTCTTTCCAGCGGTATCAATAATTGCGTATAACCGCATACGAAACTTCTCCCGCAACACCCCAAACACCGCCCCCATCTCCCCCTTGCTTAGTGTGTCTGACTCAATGACTAGGTACTTGCGCTTGACCACGTTCTCATTGGCGCGGCTGATGCAACCAGAAGCAAACACCGCGCCCGTGGTAAACTGCCCTACGGGTGCATCCAGCTTACTCCACTCGGACTGCGTGCGGAAATTCTGCGGGTGATTGCCACTATCCTTGACCGCCCCAATCCAGATCACATCGTCGGGTGCAAACAAGGACAGGAACAACTTGTAGCCATCAGCAGGGTCAGACAACCGCACTGGCGACTCCTCAAACATATCCGCAGGGTCCCAATGGTAATGGGTCAAATACCTAGACTTATTTGATTCAGCGATAGTGGTGATGCGTTTGAGTATGTCGCTCTCCGCCGTTGGCTTGGGTAAAGGCACACTCGCTGTGCCACTAGACATAATGTTGACAGGGCGGTAGAGCGGATCGTTGAGGATGGCTTTACGCAGCTTGCGGTTAGCCTCATCTCGGTAGGCGATGCAACTGGTGTGCCAGCAAAAGATAGTCGGCACGCTATCGACAAACACAGTGGTATCCCTAACCCGAGTGTGGCTGGTATGCGTAGCCTCCCCAGGACACCGGCACAACCCGTGGGCATCAGACTGCCAATCCACTTGGCCAACGATCTCTTCAGCTTTGCGTTGTGATTCGATCATTTCCAGAACCTAAAAATTCTTGCCTCCTCCAGAGCCTTCATAATTATCGGTGCATCGGCATTATATCTTTTATCGTCAGAATCATTATTTTCCTCACAACATTCTATTCTCGCCGACCTTCCGTTAAACTCATATCCAAAGCGACCACAAAAAGTACATTGACAAAACATATAACCACAATCCCAACCGCCGTCTCCAAAAAAACATTCATACTGTCCAGAATTACCCGAAAAATCCATGATTGCGTGATTCTCGTAATCTCTCACACTGCCAAAGATTGCAACTCTTTTATGGCATCCAAAAAACTCAACCTTTTTTTTGTCGTAATCGGATATGATTATATCTAAATTGGATGGCTTAATCTCAAGATATAAATCCTTATCAAACATTTCGCTTTTAGGTATAAAGAAATCTGGTAAGTATTTTACTTTTTTGCCATCATCCGTCATCTCGTAACCCTGCGGCTCATATTCAAAATCAATACCAAGACAATCCAGAAATACAGCCCACCTAGCCTCATTCTTCGATCTGTACTTTACAGAATTATATTCAGTCTCTATTGCTTTTATTGTTTTCATATATAAAAATTCACCCAGCTTTGTTAAAAGAGGTCGCACACGGACCCGCCGCAGGATCTCCCTGCGTTCTATACGCTGGATTAAACTATAACGTGACCACCTTCTTCGCCGCCTCGACAATATCTTCGGCTGTTATATTCCGCAGCGCATTGCACCACATCTGAGTCTTCTTGGTTCGGTTGGTCGCGTCCTTACACTTAGCCTGCGGCAAGCCCCCCTGCGGTCGGCAAGGCGCGTGCGGGCAAGTATCGGGCTTGAAGATGGGTACCGATTTAGGATAATGTAAACAGCGGTCATTTGGATCGTAACTGCCCCACAAACTAACACAGGCTGTATCCAACCCCGCTGCCATGTGTGTGACCGATGAGTCCGGCGCAACGACAAACTCTGCCCCTTGGATGACGGGGAACAGCGTGCGGATGTTGGCCGTGGCGTTAAATAAATCCACGACTCTCTTGCTGTCTACTCGGAAGTCCACCGACTTGTCCATGCCGATGATGACTGCGTGATGGTCGGGGAACGCTTCCAGTAGAGCCTCCACTGCCAGCTTACCCAGCGCAGGCGGGTAGGTGCGGGTCGGACCGCTGGAACTTACATGGTAGGCGAAATACTTTGCGGGTAACGGCCACACCCCGATCTTCTTTAATTCGTCGGTATCGGGCTGAACGGTGTAGATGTACGGCTTCTTGTACTTGGCATCTACCAGCCGAACATCCCCGGCCTTGCCATTCACATCAGCCACAATCCCTTCCGCCCCCATCCACAAGTAGATCCTATCGTAGTGGTTGCCAGGACCAGTGCCTAGCTCTGTGCCTCCTACCTTGCCAGAGAACAGATCATCCAGTGGCACGTGAGCCTCGTAACTAGCCCACGCCTCAGCCGTTGGTGGCAAGGGCAACACCCGCGCTCCCAGCCCAGCGTAGAGAGGCATATTGCGGGCAGGGCAGTAGACATCGACTGCACCCCCCGAAGTCTCGATTAGGTAGCGGATAACACCCGTTGCCATGATCGCATCCCCGATTGCACCTGCGCGGTAAACTGCTGTTGTCCCGCCCTCGGCTCGGCCTGGGTAGTACGGCTTGATTAGGTGAGGGATCGGTATCCCATCGGTAAACGGCGCGTTGACTAGCTCATCGGGTAGGATGTAGCTACAGCGTGGCCACAGCTTATTGTCGTCGACAACCGTTACAGCGTTAGTGTTATTGGTCCATAGTTTCATTTTGTTTTCTCCTCTATAATAAAGATCACGGCAAGGATTACTGCGATTACAGCAATCACTGCAACCGCCACAATAAGTTTTCCGATTGCCAGCCCCGCGCCCACAAGAATCCATTCTTTAACTACGTTCATTGGCGTGCCTTTCTATTTTGTGCATGAAGATCGGAGTCTGTTCACCCACATAAGAACCCGCAATGTTAAAATCAAAGTATTCCAAAGCCTCGTCATACTCCATCCCATCCTTCATACATATCTTGACAATCTTATCGGTGTCGTAAATAGCACACAGCTTGCCTGCAAAAGAATTACCCACCCCCACAATTGCGTCATCGAATCCGTCAGCAAACATAATCGTCTCAGCCTCCTCGCCGTACTCCTCCAAAATCTGTTCGCGGACTGATTTGTTTTTGCATTTCATTTCATACCCCTTGGGCTAATTTTGGATTAAATTCTATGCCACCATCTGTTTTTAGAAAGAATTTCTCATCCCTTTCAAAACCTATAAATTTTCTACCTATGTCTTGTGCTGTTTTGCAGAATGTTCCAGACCCCGCAAATGGGTCTAGGAGAGTTCCACCCTCAGGACAGAAGCACTTTACAAGAATCCTTGAAAGCTCCTCTGGTTTGCTTGGCACTTCTCCTGTACTTGGCTTGTTGAAATGATAGTGGTCTCGCAACCAAGTGCCATCGCTAGATGGGCTAAAGTCTTTGCCCTCGCTTTTCCATCCACCAAATACCTTACTTTTCCTTTTTGTTGCCCTTGTTTTTTCTGAATAAGGCAACCCAGTTCGGACATCGATGAATGAGTTTTTTGATTTAGAAAACCAGAATATCGTTTGAAAAGAAACTAACGGCAGTCTCTTGCTAACCCAAGCCCCACCATTAGTGAATGACCATATAAATGTCCTTCTGTGGAATGGCCTTATTTTTGTTGCAACTTCATGGTCAAATGGCTGGCGTGAGAAAGCGAGTATGTTTCCTTCATCCTTAACTTTATCCATTACCAATTCGATTATTCCTTCATTTATAAGTTTGCCCCAATCTTGGTAGTTTGGGTCAAGAATACAAAGGTCGATAGTCCCTGCGGGAATCCTTCCTATCCCATCAAGGGCATCGCACTTGAACACTTGCCCAAGTGATTTTACTGGAAATAACTGGCCTTCAATCATAAATAGTATTAAGCCACGCTCATTCACGCCTCCACCATCTCCTTACAAATCAAAGCCACCGCATCCACCATAGTAATGATCTGGATAAAGTTGACCGACCTACCATGCGCGGCTTGGCTGCGTTCTTCAACCAGCCTCTCCCTTGCCGTCAGTAGCATATCCCTCGCCCAGCGCAGTCTCTGTTTTTGGTCGTCAGTCATACTTTTTCAAAAGCTCCAGTGAGTAAATTTAACTTCCAGCCGTTATTATGAAACTTGTCGTACAACATCTGGTTCATGATCCATGCCAGAGGTGATACGTTTGTTTCCAGCAACCGCCCAGGCTGGCAGGCGTTACGCTCCAGCAACTCGGCTAGTGCCTTCACCTCAAGCCGTGCGTATTTGTATAATGCTTTCATGCGGTTTCTTCACCGACCACGCTGTCAAAGCCTTGCTCCTCGGCGTGGTAGGTGTTTGTTTGTACCCGAAGCCAATCTGGTTTGGCAACAGGTTTCTTGCCCGTGAAAGAAGTTTCTGTGAATAACACATTGTTGCCTGGCACACACGTCATCCGTCCGTTGTGCAGGGCGATGAAATGGTGCGACTTAGTTTGGCTAGGCTCCAAACTGTAGGCATCGCCGTAAGGCTCGGCGGTAAACATATAGCTCCCACCCATCCACTCCTGCCTGCTGGCGATCCATACGTTGCAGTCCAACTCCCGCAAGTAATCAAATTCGATTGTCGAAAAGTTGTAGCCAAAACAATCCCAGCGTTGTGCGTCCCGCAACTCCCACTTGTGGGAATGTCCTGCCGGATCATGGCAGATAGCTGACAAGGGTAAGCCTCGGTACAGCGCACCACATTTGAGCATCACAGTGCAAGCCCAAGCCCTATGCGGCACGCTGGACAACCCAAACCAAACCGCTTCCTCCCAGCCCTGCACTTGGCCTTGGCTACAGACAGACTTATCCACCGACACGTACTGGTGGCGGGGTAGGTTAGCGGCGTGGGTCATCGCCAAGCTGGTCCAGTTAGCCAAGCGACCAATACCCAGCGTGTACCCCAGATAGGCGCACGCGCACGATGTTCGATGTAGGATGGGAACCAGCACCCAGCCCCTTGCTCGCGGATAAACCGCACGTTCTCGATGTCAGCCTTAACTTGCAGTCCACCGCCCAGGTACTCGGTTGGGGCGGATAGGTTGACCACTGCGGTCAGCTTGCGTACTGGAGCTTCAGAGGTGTAGCAATCCCAATGCCAGCTAAATTTCTGCAGGGGTGAGTAGCGCAGGATCTGCAACTGTTGGATGCCTTGGATGTCGAAACGCCATTGCTCGGCATTGATGCTGTCTGTAAGTTCGCGCATCACTTTGTAGATCCACTCGTAATGTTTTGCGAATGGAACCCAGCAGGACGTACAGGTTCGCGTACGCGATACTGTACGTGTCACTCCATCCTTGGCCAGCACCGGCGCACGCTTCATCCCGATGACTTCTGCATCTTGGCGCAGCATCATGCACTGGCTAGGTGTCAGCACATAGCGGTCAACTGCCGCCGTTAATACTTTCTGTTTGAACTCACTCACGAAATAACTCTATGATATACTCGATCATCTTGATGGTGATGTAGGATGCGGTTGCCACGATTGAGACGAACACCGCCATGAACAAAGTTCCCCAAGCGAAGAAGTTAAACAGATCGCCCAAGAAGTTAACGATGTGCAAAGTCATGCTTCCATCATCCTCAAAAGTCGGCGGGTGTCGATATCAATTCCACTAGCCCTGCACCACCACGTCACCGTCCCATTCTTAAAGTCGCGTAGCAGCTTTCTGATCTCCAGCGTGTTGTTGTATTCTGGACACTCGGTTAGATCCCGCCCTGTGTAACAAGGTATAACCTTCATGCCCTTCACCGCCCCCCGTCGGCGTAGTAACCGCAAATCCTCAATCGCTCGCAGTGCCACCTCTCCCGCCAGTTGTTGCAATCTGTCATCACGATGTCCTCTAGTTAGTTGCGTCGATCTCATTTCTTCTTACGTTGTGCTTGATGCCAAAGAGCGTATTGATTCCACAAGTCGCAAGCCTCTTGCGCCGCTTCCAAGGTGTCAAACAAATCCTGCAACGGCGGAAAGCCAGTCGGCGGACGCGAGCCGTAAAGTCGTGGACCAATGACGTTGCCCGCCATCGTGTGTAGCCTGTAGCGACCACACTCCTCCACGACCTTAATCTCCGTCACCGCCCTAGCTCTTTCAGCTTGGCATCGTCCGCCGCAATCGTGGCCGCTAATTTATCCAGATCATTTGACTGTCCAGCGTAATGAATGATGTAGGCATCCTTGTGGCGGTCTAGGCCGTACTGCTCTTCCACGCTGGTCATGCAATTGTATGCAGGATCTAACCCCGACAGCGGAATGTCCCATAGGTGCGCTTGGATATTCGCCCAGGTTTGCATACCAAAGTGATTAGGAATCACACCCAGCGGGGGTAGGGATAGTAAGCCAACGTGCTTGCGCCGGATGGCAAACACGCCAAAGTTAAAATAATAAGTAGGCGTAATCGTCCCGCCATACTGCGCGGCCAGCTTCTTCATGCCCTCCTTGCGATCCAGAAAGTCGCCCTCATCAAAGGCAATAAAGCCGTCATTCCCCTCCTCCTTGGGGTTGGCAAAGTCATCGCAGTCCTTGGCGACTAAGCAATCAGCATCGATGTAGATACACTGCTCGTACCCCCGCCCGACCAGTATGTTACCCAATAAAGACTTGTTATAGTCTTTAGGGTCCATCACCGAACGGTTGATACAGATAAAGTCTATCTGGTTCCGCTTGGCAAAGTCTTCAATGCGGGGTTGGGTAAGAGACAAGACCTTATCCCACTCCGTCCCGAACGACATAGTGACTACGGCGCGTTTCATTTCTTGACCAAGCCCTCCAACGCCTTCGTGATGACGTACTGAATTACTGCCTCTCGATCTTTCTTTAACCGCTTCAGCCCAAAGGCGTGCAGAGCCTTGGCCGTCTTATCGTCGTAGGTTACGTCGACCAGCACTTGCTTGGGCGCAGGACGTGATTTTCCAAAAGTAATTTTGCCAAGATCCTTCATTTGCGTTTCCTCCGTTTAGGTTTTATTTCTTTCCAAACATCAAACTTGTCGTCCAGTTCGACCGACCAAAGCATCAGCGTTTTGTATAAGCCGTATCCAATCCCCAACCGCAGAATGGTGCGGCTGATGACATCCCCCAGCCAATACATAACCCACGATAGAGCCAGCTTCATTTGTCATTACAGTCGTAGTCTTCCCAGGTAACGTGCTTGCACGCCTCGATTGCTTCGTCCCTAGTCTCAAACGTGTCATAGTGCATCCAATCATCTTGGTTGCCTTCGCCAGCCTCATCCATGTAGACAGCCCACTCTGGCTTACCCTCATCATCAAACTCCTTCTTAATCCATCTCATAGTCGCGGGACCTCCTTTTTAATTTGTGCCAGCGTAAACAAGCAACGCACCAACGCACGCTCTAAGTGGTCAGTTGCCGTCTCGCCGTTGTTGTCGGGGCAGGGTGTGGATTTATGCAATTGCATCTGCGCTGTGGCCAAGTGCCGGACGGCTCTGGCGATATGGTAATCGTGGGTAGGCCGATCCTTCAGCAACCAATCGCCGTAGTCGGATTTCAATGATCCCTTGCCCATAACGCGCCACACTATATCTGCGGCAGCATCACCCATCTCGGCTATGGTAGGCGGGGTCATTTGGCTAGGCTCCGATAAACTTGGTCCAGCAACTCCTCCAGCCACAGTACGTCAGCGGGGTCGATCATAGTTTCATTCCTGGTGGTGTGTACGCTTTGACCCAAGCCCAGACCTTCTGCATCGCGCAAAACGCAATGCCAGCTTGGTAAAGCTCGTCCTTCTCCCAAACCCTAGTCATGATCTTGCTGGAATCATTTGATGCCAGCACGATTGATACGCCTGCGGCTTTGGGATTTTCGGAGGCTGACAAGTAAGCAAAAATCTGGGCGCAGTCCGTGTCATAGAATGGCTCATATTTTGGATTAACTTTCCGATTCTTTAAGTCAACGATAGCGTCACCAACACCCTTCAACTTGACGTAGGCATCGCATCTTCCCGCATACCCTGCGCCAACAAGAGCCTTCTCGCACCAGTAAGTTTTCTCTACGTTTTCGTCCGCCCACTTCTTGAATGTTGCGATGTATGGCTGGAGATATTCATCTTTGCACACAGCGCGTCCCATGAGGATATTCTCGGCTTGTTCGTGCATTTTCGTGCCATGCTCAGCTGCTTTCGTTGTTGACTCTTTAGAGTCCTTAACCACCCTTCGAGCGTAGGTTTCGAGCGTTTCATCCTCCTCCTTGGGAAGCGTGAGCGAGGACATAATGGCCTGCTCTATCTTCCAGCTTGTCAGTTGTGGTTTGTCTAGGATGCCCAAGATGCTAGTGACTGATGGGTACAACCCCATCTGGCGCGCATCAGTTACGGTTGTGTTTCGTTCTTTTCCGTTCTTGCCAATCACAACGTGGGCGGATTCACCCTCGGCTGTGTACCAATGTCCCGCCTGATCCGTTTGGACCAGACGGGAATTGGAAGGCTCTTTCGCTGTGATTGTAAGAGCCATACAAGTTAGAACGGTACGACTTCGCTGTCCTCATCCGCTGTGGCGGTTGCCTTGGGCTTGAGGTTAGCAAACTCTTTTGACGCGCGAATCTTATCCTGTAGCCACTCCGGCATTTCACTAAACTGCCCACCCTCGCCCTGCTCAATCTCGTAGTACATTTGAGCGTTGGTGGTGGTGGCTGGAGCCTTCATGCCCTTGGGTAGCTTGGATGCACCCGCAATGGCGCAGTATTGCCGCCCCTGTTGACTGGTCTTGTGGATCAGGGTGAGCATGGCTGGCTTGCCAAGCAGATTCTTCAGGCTGAACGCTTGCAGTTCCTTGGCCGTGAATGTCTGCCCGCGCCACTGCTCTAGCAGTTTGCGTAAACTGGCCTTCTCACCAAGGCTTCTGGTCTGTTCGATGGATACCACCATCGGCTTTGACACCTTGGTAGTTTTGCCATTCTCGACCACCTCAAACTCATCGGTCTGATCGGGCAACTCGAAGGTCAGCCGCACTTTGGGCGTATACTTCTTTTCGCCGTCCCAATTCGTCTCCTGCGTGCCTAGGTCAACTAGGCTGTAGAGCATCCCAACCGTAGCTCCTGCTTCGGGTAGTTTGCGTTCCATTTTCTGCGATTCACTAATTGTTAGTGCCATGTGTTTCTCCTTATTTTATTGGTTTATGTTGTTGGGGGTAAGTTGGTCTAGGTCGTGGGGGCTGGTGACATAAAAACCTTTTACATTGGTGGATGGCATATAGTCGATCTTTATTTCGCGGGCTGGGGCAAGTTGCCGCGCCAACTCGCAAACATCATCAGCGGTTAGAACAACCAGCCACTCCTTGCGCCCATTACGGCGGAAGAATACTGCGGGGATCTTACCAGCAGGACAATCCCGCTTGGCCTGTGCCATCCACTCTTCGGGTTTCAATGCTTGGCATCGCTTGCCTTCGATGTGAAAAGGAAAGTTATCGCATACTACATCCCCGCTACCGCCTTCTGGATTGCCAGCGTACTGCTGTGTCCGCCTAGCCTTCTGCCAGCCCTGTTCCCGTAAGTATCCCGCAAGCTCCCTCTCCCCCTGCGCCCCCTTAGCTCGGCTGTTGATCTTGCCCATCCGCTAGTGTCTAGCCAGCCACCCCCAAACCCGTCAACACAAAATGTGCCTACCCCTTAATTGCGGTTATACTTATTAGCGTCTCTAATGTCTCTATTAAAGTTTCTAATCATCTCAAACACGGTCAATCCTTCTCGTATTTCTGGATTCTTGTTTAGCCACGCCATAGCCTCATCGAATGATTCCACATCGCGCATAGCCTTTTCAAACTTCTCCCATGCCTGTGATTCAGTCATAGCTTCTGGAATACCCGCCAGCTTTGGCCTGTCGATGGACAAACTTTGGTCGTAACCGATTTGCACTTGGCAATAGGGAGTAACCAAAACAAGTCATCAGTCATCGCCCACAATGCCACGTAATCCACGCCAGCGATAGGTCGCTTGGGGATGTTGAAGCCGTTGCCGGTGCTGGTGGTAAAGCGATACTTGGTGCGGCCAGCCTCGACTGCCTGGGCGGTCTTAATCTGGATGCGCCAAAACTTGCCCTCCTTCTCGGCCACCACATCGTACCCAGCAAAGTCCTCGAAGGGGGTAAGCACATTGTACCCGCAGCGCAACAACGCGCCGGTGACGCGAGCCACTCCGACTGCACCTATTTGGCGACTACTTAATTTCATGCTTGACGGGTTGTGGTTTGTCCTAGAGAGTTTTTATATGAAAACAATTATTATCTTATTGATGATGGTGGCGGGAGTGTGGGCGGATGACTTTGCTGGCGGAGTATATGACTCTGGAACTGCTGTATTCAGCGGTGGCAAAGGATTGGCTATAACATCCAATGGACTGATAGTAGATAATGGCATACTCAAACAAACCCCTAATGGATGTTATTCATCGTGTGGCGATGTTTATTATGGTAATGGAGAAATTGTAACCAAGAGTGGATTTCTTTTTTACGGCTCAAATGGGGCAAAGGTACAAGTTGGTCAATATTATTCTGGAACGGCTGGATCAACCTATGTGTTTGAGGACGATTCAGAATAACTAACCACCTCCAAATGCGCTAAGTCTATTGTTGATTCTGTTTTCAAGACCAACAATAAACTTCTTTCTCCTTGGGTCAGCACCAGCCCTTGCTCTTTCATCATTTAATTGTGCTTGGCTTGCTGCAATCATAAGTTGCTTTGGATTTACTCCTCCAATAGCAGCAAGCGTCTTTGGTCCAATAGCCCCGTCAACCG